CATTCTGGGTCGGATGGATCTGACCTCATAAAAGCATCAAGCATAGATTATGAAACAGCAAGAAAAGAATACTACGAATCTGACAAAGATGAGTACGGCAATATTGTAGTTACCGGATTTACTCAATCAGTTTTGATAGGCGGCGGAATTGCGTTTGATGCAACTATAGAAATAGACGTAGAAGACGACAAAATAAATACTTATGAATTTGAAGTATTGTACAACGAGGTTTAATCATGACTTGGTTTAGTTATCTCGCACCGGAAACCGCAACTCATGCGCCAGTTAGAAGAAAAATAGTTTTTCCTCAAGTTTCAGAAAATCTAAAAATTGGGGATTGGATACATGTAAATTTAGATACTCTTGATATTGGAAAATATTATTATCAAGAAGATGCATTGATAAAAACAAGTTTTGACTCAGACGCATATCTGGTTGTGTATGAAACCGAAAACTCTAAAACTCCTACATTTAGTTTTATTATAAATTCAGAAAGTCAGAGTTTTTTTAAGAAAAATTTATGGTTTCAATCATTGACTAATGTTGATCCAGGATATAAGCCCTCTGGTTCATATTATATATATTATCACAAAGACAATATACAATACATTTCTTTACAGGGTTCAAATTATGTTTCTACAACAAATCCATCTGGATCAAATTTTATAGCACAAACTTCTGGAAGTTCTAGTTCTGCTATTAATTATTACTCAACAGAAATTTCATTAAATAATAATGAAAGAGTCTCTTCAATGAGCTTTTTGAGTAATCAATGGGAAATTGGAAAAACTTTGACCTATGGAGCAAAAGTCGTAGGAACTTTTAGTGGTCCGAGATTAAGAATTTACGCAGAAAAAAATAACTCTTCTGGATTTATATCTTTAAAAATAGTAAAATCATCTGCCGCTGGTGAGGGGCAAAAGCTTGTGAAAGAGGCGATAGAAATTGATCTCTACTCACCGACTGGAATATTTGATCAATTGATATATCAATTAGATATGGAAGCAGATCTTAATTTTTCTACTTATCAAGAACTTTACGGAGATTTTTATTTTGAAATTGAAACTCTAGAAAAAAAGAATGATTCCTCCTTGTCACTTGGTTGCACTATGATAAAATATTCTTATTCTAAGAATTATGAATTACAATTTGATGTAGAAGAGCTAAAATCAGACATAGCCTTTAAGAGCACTGGTGGAGTAAGATAATGGCAAAAATAATAAGAAAAATAACTGGATTGAAACCAGGTCAAAATTATCTAGTTACCTTAAAAGCAAAAAATACAGAGCTATCAGCACTGGATAATGCTTATCCAGCAATTAGATTCTTGACACCAACCGATAGCACCATACCAAGTGCAATAGACAATGATACGTTTTTTATATACGCAAATTATAAGTCGGTAATGTTTGATTTTGAGCCAACCACAGATGTAGATGTAGATAAGTATAAATATGAGCTTTACGCAGACGCTGCCGGGACGAATCTTATTTCATCGGGCACGGCTACCGCGAGTGTATTTACCGTAGATGTGCCGAATAATAGTCAAATGGAAACAGACACTGATTTGGAAGAACAAGTTAAATACTATGGAAGAATAAAGACTGTAGATACATCTGGAAACGAAAGTGGATGGACGCCAAGCAGTGGCCTTAAAGAGTCCAGTCCAACACAATTAATTGAAAGCGCACATATAAGAAATCTCAAGGCATCAAAGATAACGGCCGGAACGATAAATGCCCATGAAATAATACTTAAGCAACAAGGTGAGCAAACATCGATAAGTGCTCCAGCAAACATGGCAATATTGAGGTCTTCAGATTATAACGGATCATACAATAATTCAACAAACCAATGGTCCTCGGGAACAAGCGGATGGGTTATTGCCGGTAACGGATATGCAGAATTTTCAACAACCTCAATTAGGGGTGGGTTGAGAGCTGAATCAGTTTTCATCAACGCCGACAATCGTTGGAGACGCAACAGTACCAATACCGATAGTTCATTAGAGTTCAAAGTTGGTTCTTCTAGTAAATATCTATTATTTGACGGAACAGATATAACTTTTAGCGGTAATCTTTCAGCAGCTGGTGGAACTTTCACTGGAGCTTTAAGCGGAGGAACAATTTCAATTGGATCTGGAAACTCTATATTCAAAGCTGATTCAAATGGAATATATTTAGGAAATTCTACTTTCGCAAGCGCTCCATTTAGAGTTACGCCGGCTGGTGTGTTAACAGCTAACAACGCAACTATAACCGGTACCATCAACGCTACAAGCGGAACTTTTACGGGAACTTTGTCTAGCGCTAATGGAACTTTTACCGGAACTTTGGTTACTGGTTCTGTTAGAGTCGGTAATGAGGCAATTAGTTCTGGTGGCTCAGAAAAAGGAATATCAATTCAGGCTAGTGGACTAAGTCAATGGAATAACGCCTGGGTTCAAAGAGCGGATAACTCAGTTTATTTTAGGGCCGGAAATGACACAAGGTTTATTCAATTAGACACAAGCGGAGCTAATGAAATAAAATTTCCAAATTTTTCAGTAGATAATGACGGATTGTTAACAGCTAACAACGCAACTATAACGGGCCACATTGTAGCTACAAGTGGAACTTTTACGGGAACTTTGTCTAGCGCTAATGGAACTTTTACGGGAACTGTAAGTGCAGGAATAGTTACCAGCTGTACAATTACCAATAGTGACGGCAGAATTCTTTTGCCATCAGATGGTTCGCCAATCCACCTTGGCACCTTCAACGTAGCCACCAATGACGCAACACAATGTTATATACTTTCTGGTGGTGATCAGGGGCTCAAGGTTGAGACAAGTGGTCATGGGACTATGTGGATTTCTGGCGCCGACTTGAAGGTAAATAACAATCCATTTACTTCTGGTAGATATATAGTTGGATTGTTAACAAATGAAGGTTCTGGAAATACACTGTTTGTAAGCAATGGAACAGTTTATCGCTCCTCATCCAAGCGAGAACTAAAAGAAAATATCCAAGATTTCAGTGATATCGGATTAATTGATGGACTTAGACCAAGAACATTTACTTGGAAAGCTTTTACAAATCGTAAAGCTGAAAATAATGAAGAAACCGAAGAGGAAAAGATAAGAAGAGAAACGTCAGTAAATATTGGATTCATAGCAGAGGAGGTTGAAGAGGCAAGTAACGGTCTGCTTTCAATATATAATTATGAGGAAGGTGGCAATGGGGAGGTCGAAATGTATAAGCACCTTGATATACTTGCTCTAGCTGTTGCAAACATTCAAGATCTTCGTAAAAGAGTAGCAGATTTAGAAAATTCATGATAAACTTGACTGATGAGTAGAAAAAAGTGGTATAATTGGAGAATGTCTAAGATAAATCAAAAACCTAATTGGCAAATCAAAAATAGCAATGATGATTTTGAGCTACCCAAACAAGATAAGGAGAGTGTTTTGGAAAATAAAACAACAAACAATGCCGAACAGTCAAACACCAATTTAGATGTTAACTTAATTATAGCTGGTTTTCAAGAAAAATTGTCTCAAGCCATGACCGAATTAATAGTAAAAGATGCTACAATTAAACAATTATTACTTCAAATAGAAAAAATAAAAGGATGATAAAATGAGCGATAATATACAAGAAGCACCAAAAGAATTTAAAATTGAAATTATCATTTCTGACAAAAATATGTCTTATAAAAGCGACTTTTCAGAGCCAGACACTTTGTTTTGGATAGACGCCGTTAAGTACACTATCTTAAAAAAGACTTTTGACGCCTCAGTTCAAGAAAGCTAATTAAATCACCAAAAAGGTCTACTATTTGTTTAGACCTCAATTTTTGGACGTTTAACTATGGCTATTCGAAAATATTTTCAACCTCAAAATAAAGAATCTGAACTAAATTTTGTTGCAAAAACACTTAAAGGTGAAGATGTAAAATCTTTAAGTAAAGCATTTAAAATAGCAGCTCTTGCTCTTGGCTATCGCGGAACAAATTATTACTTTGCGGGAAGAAGTAATTTTGAGCCGTCACCATACGACTTTGATAGAATTATACAGGCTATTGATACAGATTCTTATGTAAAACAAGCAGTTCAAAAATATAAAGAATTGTTTTGGAAAGAAGGTTGGAGAATAACAGGAGAAAATCAAGAGGCGGTTTCTTACATATATCAAAGAATAGACTACATGGAAATGGCAATGAAAAAACCATTTCTAGATTTTCTCATAGAAGTATCTGATCAAATGATCAAGTTTGGCAATGTATTCATTGTTAAGGCAAGGGGGGATTTAAATCAATACTTTCCCTCAAAGTTAACTCCAGTTGGCGAAAGTAACTCAATGCCCATAACTGGATATTATTTGATACCAACCGAGCAGGTGAGAATTCTTAGGGATAAATACAATAGACCTAAATCGTACATGCAACAAACCGACCCGATGACGTATGCCCCGACTGATCGAGATCCGGTTTGGTCTGCCAATAGGGTCATACATTTATATTTTGACAGAAAACCAGGTAGAGCCTTTGGAACTCCATTCTTAGTCAATGCCCTAGATGACGTTGTTGCCCTTAGGCAAATGGAAGAAGACATTCAAAACCTTGTTCACAGAGAGTTGTTTCCCCTATACAAGTATGTTATCGGAACCGCTGATCAACCAGCTGAACCAGAAGAAATAGAAAAAGCAGCGGCGGAAATAGAAAACCTAAGATCAGAAGGTGGATTAATTTTGCCCTATAGACATGATGTGGATGTCATAGGAGCTGGCAAAGAAGTTCTGGATGCAGACGCCTATCTGCATCACTTTAAGGAGAGAGTTTCAATTGGCCTTGGCATATCGCCGCATCATTTAGGTATGACAATGAATGGTGGGAATAGATCAATGACCGAAAGACTTGATACATCTTTGTATGATAAGATAAAGCAGTTTCAAAAACAATTTGCAGAAATGATTAGGTTAAACATATTTAATGAGTTGTTATTTGAGGGTGGATTTGACCCCATTCAAAATCCAATAGAATCAGATTTATCCGAAAGATGTTTCTTTAAGTTTAATGAGATAGATGTTGATACTCAAGTTAAAAAAGAAACTCATGTAATGCAAAAGTATGTTAATTCATTAATTACTTTGCCAGAAGCAAGAGTTGAACTTGGATTAAACCCAGAAACTGAAGTTGATGACTTGTTTACCGGAATACAAACAACCCTGCAGAAAGACCTAATAGATACACAACAGCAGGCTCAAGACGCAAATTCTGACAAGCAAGAACCAGCCAAAAGCGGGCAAAGAAACCTTCCATCCAAAAGAAGGGGGGCTGGCAATGCAACCAGACCGCAAAACCAGTCCGGAAGAAGAACATCCCCC